ATAGTTGAAAATTGCATTCCAATCTTGAATATCTGCTGATTGGTTCTTCCAGAACTGCCATAAACCATCATGACTACTACGATGAAATACATCAACATGAATGTCATGGATATCAGATCCCAACTCAATCTTATATAAGAAGAGAGGAATTGCAAAGGTATTTCCAGAATTGTAAATCAAATCATCGGCAACTGCTCTAGGTTTTACACCTTGATCAAGTTTAAACTTATCTCCACGACAGTGCAAACGAACAAGTTTTTCTGCGTGATGCCTAGTAATCAAATAACAAGCAGTTGAAAAATCATTTACAAATCTACGATGCAATTGTAAATGTACTGTTGCTGGATTGATAATTGCAAGTTGAATAACATCATAATCATATGGCATCTGAGCATAAAAATCTTTCCAAGTGAATCCCCAGTGGGCAACTGTAGAAATATCACAATCATCTTCCATCATCAGAAGACATGGTTCATCTTCAGTTTCATTCAACCACTTCTTCATTGCTTTCAAATGAGAAGTAACACATCCAACTTCACCAGAAGTCATATTATCTGGATATCTACCCTTCAAAATTTCTCCAAGGTCATTGTCACCTCTACCATCACAAGCAGAGATACGTTCATAATTTTCAATACCCCAATATTTAAATTGATCTTCCATGAACGCAGCACGTTCTGGTTTGTCATCTAGATTAATATAGTAAATTCTAGGAAGACCTTTAAGTTTAAATACTGCTTTATTTTTATCCATTTAATTGCTCCTCAATCCACTCCTCTACACTAACTTGAGGTCTCCAACCAAATGTTTTTATAATTTTTTTAATATTTGCCAAACTATTTCTTGCTTCTCCAGCACGAGAAGGGATATAAGTTGTATCTTCAGAGATAAAATTAGCAATCTGATTTACAGAAAGATTAGTTCCAGTTCCCACATTATAAACCTGCCCATATACTTCTGGTTCAGCATTAGAGAGTGCTGCCATTACATTTGCTCTGGCAACATCTTTAACGTATACAAAGTCCCTACGTTGCTCTCCATCACCAACAATGGTTAATTGCTCTCCTGCCGCCTTCTGTCGCATGAAGATACCAATGACAGGAGCATATTGTCCCTTTGTAGGTGCTCTCTCACCAAATACATTAAAGTATCTAAAGATAACAGTAGGGAGATCAAACAGATCTGTATACATTTTACATATTTTTTCACCACCAACTTTAGAAACTGAATACGGATTCAAACAATCTTCAGAATCAAACTCGCTATTAGGAGGTTCATTCAATCCATATGCAGATGAAGTAGATGAATACATTACTTTACTCACACCTGCTTCACGAGCACACTGGAGAACCGTACAGGTTCCTTGTGTATTGATATGAACTGCATTAATTGGGTTAGCAATTGCTGGTCCTATTCTTGCTTCAGCAGCAGTGTGAAAGACATAATCAACTCCTTCATAATATTGTTTAGATTTTTCATAATCGCAAATATCTACAACATGATTTTCAACTTTATTATTCCAGTTAAATTTTTCATTATCAGAGTATTCGTTATCAAGCACAATAACTTCATGCCCAATACTTAAAAGATGATCAACAATATGTGATCCAATAAAACCCGCGCCGCCAGTAACTAAACTTTTCATAAAACGATCCAATCCTTACAGTACAAATCTTTAGTATCATTATTTGGATATGCCGGTCCAAACCACATTTTGGGAGCAACAACTTTCCCCCTACCATTCTGTAACCAGGCACCCCACCAACTCATAGAACTATTGGCAATAATAGCACCAGAACATAGAGTCATCAAACATAGATCAATGTATGGTGTATATGATCCATCTTTATATTTTTCTTGTGGTTCCGAAATAAAAAATCGATCACCAGAGAAAAACTCTTGTTCCTGAACCCAATCAGGTGAATCAGAAAATACAATTACAGGTTGATCACTATCAAACTCTGCTAATGCCTTTTCATAATATTCAAGTGTTTGTGGTGGATGTTGTGAAGAACACTCAGTATATGCCCATTTAAATCCGCGAGGATCTGTGAGATTAGGATCCCCACGACGAACATGAAGCATGATGGGTTCACCATCAATCTGATTAATCATATCCTGACATGGTTCTAAAAATTCATCTCGGAATTTATAGATTTTATGCATATCATCTTCTACATGTTTGAAATATTTCTCACTTTGAAAAAATCCCCAAAGAGATGCATTATCAGGACATTCGTTAAAGAGATCCTTATCAAAATGAAAGTGTTTTTCTCCAACCAAAGTTTCTGTTTCAATAAATTTTTCACTCACACCATCAATAGAAAATGCCTCAAAGAGACTATAATTTTCAATCCCTTTATGTGATCTAGGTGGAATACACCAGTTATAATCATGTTTTGTTGCAATACCATATAGTGCTGCAAACTCAAACATCTGATTACCAAGTCGTCCTAGACTTCCCAAATGATTAAATCCAATCATTAGTCATATACCTCCGTTTCTATTTTTTTCAATCGAATAGACTCATAGATTTGATCTTTCAATCTAGTGCTTGAATAATTATGGGTTTCTCTATCTAACCACACAATTTCTATATCTATATCTTCTCCAGTATAGGTTTTTTCCCGATAATCAGTGCCAATAAATCTGCAATGATAATCTCCACTATTCAAGTATGCTAGATATTCCTCTTCCATACTATACAAAATTACAGAATCAACATTCTTCAATCCAAGAAGAATTTCCATACGTTCATCATATGTTTGAACTGGAGAAAGTTTATGTGATCTTTCAGTTGATGGATCAACATGAAGAGCAACCGTTAAGTGGTTACAATATTCCTTAGCATCAGAAAACATCCTAATATATCCAGGATGAATAATATCAAATGCACCAGCAATTATTCCTTTCTTCTCTGGTTGTGAAAGTTTCCAATCTTCAACATTAATACCCTTGTCATCAATAAAAATATCAGCAGTAGGTTTATGGAACATAGGTTCCAATTCATGATACTTGACACCCCACTGAGAAAGCATATCTTTAGTTAAAGATGTCCAATCTCTACCAGATCCTCTACCTCTAGCAGTCATAATAATAATATAATTTCCTTCATCATATAGACGATTGACTGCATCTACCATAAACGGAATTGGTGTCGAATCCCAATATCTTTGTCCATGACCATCATCATTACAAGGTGTATTGCAAATTGTACCATCCAAATCAAAACAATATTTCATATTACTCCATGCAGGAAAATTTGATGTACACATTCTACCACACCATATGACTTGCTATCAATATAATAATTAAAAGCAGCATTTTTTGATCTAGTTCGCAATCTATTATTTGTATGGAATCCAGTTAAAACACCGTAATTTATAAGATTATCCTCACAATATTTTTGACACTTAATAATGTTTTCAGATTCTCCTCCAGAACTCATAAGAATTATGAGAGTATCGGGTTCTGCATGATACTGCAAAAATTTTAAATATGCATTTTCATATCCAAAATCATTTGCAAGCATTGTCAACATAGATGGATCAGAAAGAATTGAAACTTTCTTTTTTCCAAATTTCATATAATCCTGAGATATATGTGATGCCACAGAGTTACTGCCACCATTACCTAAGATAATAATACGTTCATGTTTATCGTATTCTTCCTTAAATTTTTGAAACTCACTTTCCATGTGAGCACATTTAAGAGCATCTACATATTCGCAAAATGGATTCATACTTCTTGCCCCGATACACCTTGGGATGATACTTCTATTTTAACAGAATGATATGGAATATTCAACTGTCCCCTTTCAGAAAATGTCAAGAAAAATCCACCGTTACCAGCACCACATAACTTATGTGCTAAAACTGTTTTATTAGAACTCAACTCAATATCCATTTCCCGAATAGTTTCGTTCTCAGTAATAGTAGAACTAGTTTTTTTCTTTTGCTCCCATGACTTATTCATCAAATCAAATACTTGCATATGATTCTCATTAACAATAGCATCATATGCCTCATCAACAATAGGAAGTAAGTCTTTAACTTTATCAAGATTACAACTCACATCCTTAAGAACTCCTTTAGAATTTCTTGTGACACCAGTAAAGATGAGATGAATATCATAAGGATCGAAGAAAGATGATGGTAGATAATCATAAGTAACTCTATCTTTAGGATAGAATTCAATTCTTTTAAATCCACCAACACCACACCCATAGGGATCTTGATATCCACAATATGGATTAAACTTTCGTTCTAGGTTATATGCCAAAGCACATATCTCAACTTCAGACATCTTTTTATCACACAACATAGATGCTGCTTTTATAAGACTAATGATATAAGATGAAGATGATGCCAATCCACTACCCTGCGAATAGGCATCACCAAACAAATTAATTTGAACTGGATCAATATTAAAGTGTTCTAAAACAACTCTTATCACTTCATTCTTAATTTCTGGAATGGTATAAACATCTTCACGTTTTGAATAGTTCAAACGATACTTATGATCAAGATTATTAACACCAAATAAATCTCTACCAACAGTTACATAGGTTTTAAGATTAGATGCGAAACTAATTACAGATCCGTATCCATATTTTTCAACAAAGTATGGACTATCAGTAGATCCCCCAAAGAGGGATATCCTTAGGGGACAATGTGCGATATACATCAGACAACTCTTTGCGGTAGATAAAATGGTTTCATGTAAGTAATACACTCAATAGATTGTTGTTCAGAGAGAGGACTATAAGTTACTGTTTGATTTCCGCCAGAACTTGTTTGATAAAAGTATGGGTCATCAAAAGCATATACATTATGCCAACGTTGAACTTCGGCAAATCCAATATCTACATGATCCTCAATATTATAACCTGCATGATATGAGATACGCTTTGCTAAGTCAATATATGCATCAGAAATATACATGATTGCATGTCCACTCAACATATTATAAATCTGAAGAGTATCATCAGTTATTCTTTTCCATTGAACAAATGGTCCAGAGTGAGAATTCATTCTCCCCCATCCAGAAATTCCTAGGTAAAATGCATCAGCATCTTCAGGGATACTAATGATCGGATCCCATCTCTTAACTTCAATATCATCTTCAATCATCACAAAGGGTTCTCCGTTGTGTGCAAGTTCTAATACTTTAAGCATAGATCTTGGAGTTCCTGCAGCACCATAACTATGGCGAATAGCTGGAACTCTTGTGATACTTTTAATTCCAAGTTCTTTTAATTGAGATTCTGTTTTCTCCTTTCTTTCTACTGCATCATCAAGATTAATATAGTAAAAAGGTACTTCTCTAAGATCTAAGTTCATTATGATTTTTTTTCAAAGCAATGATTTTGGGTTCGTATGGATAATCAGTTCCATAGAATTCTTCAGCATAGCAATAGGTTGGTGTCAACTCTAGTGCTGGAGGATTATTAATAAGATAACGGTTCATATGACTTTCATCGTGCCACAGTGCAACAATACCTTTCTCAAGATCTTTGTTCACATTGTTGGCAATAACTTCTGCCATCTCCATAAAACTCTCAGTTTTACCACCGTTAAAACCACCAGCAAAATAAGTATTTCCTTGTCCCATAGGAACATATGCTAGTGAATCGGGATTACGATCATAAGACATATCCATCACAGTATTAAATGATTGATATGGATGCTTAGTAGCAACAACTCCATCCGCAAGAACTTCTTCGCCAACTGGATTATCAATCCGCATATCAGCATCAAAGTAGAAGCAATAATCGTGCTCCAGGATAAAATCCTTTTCCTTCACAAAGTAGTTATAACGCTTTAGAGTGGGCATTGGCCAAGGTTCATGATCAATATAATGAATCCGAACATTGTCACCTGCCTCTTCAATTTCATGATCAGTGAACAGAAGACAGTTGATCTCTGCACCAGGCAGAAACTTTTCAGAAATATCAGTATACAGTTTTTCTACAAACTGAATATACTTATTAGTTGCAATAGTTAGAATACAAATTTTCATAGTAGATTTTTCCTTACATAAAGAGCATCGCCCCAGATCTGTCCTTCCCAGCTGGTCATTACACGTTCCATATTATATTCTGCAAGGAACTCATCCAACTCTTCAACAAAAGCATTGTTCTCATAAACCTCATCGCGGTTTACTTCACAATAAACATAATCAACTTGCTCAAGAGTTTTCTTACCACCTTTTAAAACTTCAAGTTCATAACCCTGAACGTCCATATTAATAAAGTTATAGTTGAAGCAATCATAATTATCCAAACAATTAACTTCAACCTCTTCGGTTTCTGGAAACTTTACATTTGGATGGTGTGTGAGATGAACCTTTGGTTTAAGAATAGAACTACTAATACGATTATGATCACTCACATACATCTTTGTTTTTCCTGGTTCTGGACCAAGAGCAACTTGATGTCCAACAATATTAGCATTTAAATCTTTTGCTTTTTCAGCAAGAACTTTAAAATTCTCTTCTAGTGGTTCAAACATAACCATGTCTTGAATACCACAATCAATATAATCTGGAATCTCCTGTCCAAAATGAGCACCAATATGGATGATGCCCTTGATGTTCATCTTATATTTTTTCTTTAAAAGTCTGAAACTAAGCAGCATCGAAAATCTCCATTAATGTTTTTACTGATTGCTTGTAGGAAAGGTTTTCCTCCACATATTTACGTGGGTTGTATTCTTCTAGTTTACTATAAAACTGGTCAAATGTCATATCAAAATTAGAATCAAACACACGTTCACCACATGCATCATCCCAAAATGGAACAGAAGTTGCAGGAACTTGATATTGATCTCCTTGATCATTCCACTCTGTTATATCCCAGACAAACATTGGTATTCCACATGCCATAATTTCTTGAACAGCAATTCCTTGACTCTCAGTTCCATTCAAAAGAAAACAGAATTTAGATTGTGCTGCTAATTCATTAACCTGTTCGGGTTCATAAGAACCATATTCAAGAATATTATATGTTAGTTGCTTACTATCAAGAAAACTTATAACTTTTTCAAGTTCTTGACGTGTCCTTCTTTTAAAGTAAACAAGGCAATCATATTTTTCTTCACGTTGAATATTAGGCAATTCAATACCAACTGGCCAAACAGCAACTTTATTTTCTGGATATGAAAACTTACTTACAAATAAATCTTTTACCCACTGTGATGGAGCAATAATAGATTTGTAGTAGTGAGGATTCTGCTGTAGTTCTTTTACATGCTCATCAAAAACCCAAACTTGTGGTCCGATTACACAATGATCTAGAGTTAATTTAGAATGTTTTACATGTCCAGTCCAATCATATTGAACTAGAAAGTTTCTATCATACTCTTCAACATTCACCGCATAAGGAATTCCTTCTTGTTCCAATGATTCGACAAGATTATGAACAACTTTTTTAGGTCCATTCATCCTGGATGCATGACCCCAATATGCTTCTTCATAGAAAAGATTAATCATTGATACTCCTCACCACATTTAAATCTTGCATTTTCTTAGAACAGTATTCAACAATATCATTAACAGATTCAGCAGAATCCAACCACTTCTTATATTCTAACACACTATCCTCAATACTTCTCGTAGGTTTCCACCCAAGGTTACGCATCTTAGTGATATCAGAACAGATGTGACGAGTATCTCCAAATCTATACTTACCACAAGGTCTAGGTTCATAATCATTGTATCCATAAGTGCCAGCAACAACTTTTGCAAATTCTTTTACTGTTACCGGAACTCCACTACCAATATTAAACATTTCATAATCTGCTTTATCATTCTCCAAAGCAATGATGTTTGCATCTACAACATCATGAATATTCACAAAGTCTCTAATTTGATTACCATCTTCATAGATTGGTGGTTCTTTACCTTGATGAAATGCAAGAGAGAAAATACGACAAGCACCACTATATGCATTATAGAAACTCTGACGTGATCCTTGAACGATAGAATATCTAAGTGCAACCGTAGGAATACCATATCTCTTACCAAGAGATAAAGCAAACATTTCCTGTGAAATCTTACTCATGCCATATGGATTTTGAGGATTGGTAAATTTCTCTGGTGTAACTGACCATGAGAGAGGACCAGAAAATCCTGAAGGAGTTCTAGGTTCCCAAATACCATTCTTCAAATCCTCCTCCAATCTCATATCAGGTAGAACTTTATCTCCATTAATATCAGTATAAAGACCTTCACCAAGTGCTGCTTGACTACTAGCAACAATAACTTTCTTAATTGGATAATTCCATTCACAAATCAATTCATAGATAAGTGCAGTTGATTTTATATTTACATCAACAAACTTAGAAAATTGTGGAAGATAATCTTGAAATGCTGCAAAATGATACACAACATCAATGCCATTAAGTGCCATGTATAAGACACTTTTAGAAGTAACATCCCCCTGAATAAACTCAATTCTAGGATCAAGATATTTTGGTTTTTTAGTTTCTGGATGAACTGGTTTTGTTAGGTAATCAAGTACACGAACTTCATGCCCCATCTCTAAGAGACGATCTGCAGTGTGAGAACCAATGAACCCCGCACCGCCGGTAATTAAAACTTTCATGATTTAATAGCAGTAAATCCCTTATGTCTACCTAAAGGATCAGTCAAAGCATAATCCGCATAAAACTCAAACTCCCAATCTGCCATATTATCAGACCACCATTGTGGTGTACGAATATGCCAACAATCTCTATGATACTCATCACCCCAAGGTTCAGATGCAGACCATACAGAACCTACTGGAGCAACTTTATCAATTGCCTTTAAAATATCAGCAACATCTTCATCACACAAGTGTGCTAAAACACACATCGTAGAAAAGAATGCTGGTTTCCTAAGTTTTAATTTATTGAGTTCTTCTTCGGCAAAACCAACAATATATTTTACTTTTTTCTGATCTGGATAAAGTTTTTGTGCGATATTTACTGCTGCTTGTGATGGTTCAATAGCATATACTTTAGTATATTTTCTATGGTTTACAAGATAATTTGCAAACCATCCAGTTCCAGCACCAATATCAACTGCAGTAGTGAACGTATGGGTATCAAGATTATTGCCATGAGGAAGATCATCTTGATATAGAAATTTAAAATTTTCTAAATCATGTTCTAGATGTCCTTCTTTCTCTCGTTCAAATGCTTCATTCTGAACATATTCAGAATTATGATTATTATATGAATCTAGATTAAACATTAGTCACCGTTTTATAAAGTTCAATAAATTTTTCAATAATAGAATCAACGTTATAGATCATATTATATCTTTTAGCAGCATTCTCAGAACATTGCTTGTAATATTTATCGTCAGATAAAAGGTCTCTCATTACATCAGCATACTCATCATAAGTGTTAACAACCTTACCTGCATCACCAATTTGTGCAACTTGACCCATACTTGGGGCACTATGACTAATCACGGGAAGAGAATGCGAAAGTCCTTCAATAATAGAACTAGAACACTGCTCACCATCAGAACGACCATGAGAATAGACATTCAACGTATTCAGAAACTTATGAATTAAATTAACGTCGCTAGTAGTATCTAAGAAGTGAACGTTATTTAATCTAAGATCTTTTGCCTGTTTGCGATAGTTTGAACTTCCACCTAAAATTAAGAAAGCAGTATCATCAGATTCTATCTCGTCATATGCCTCAAGTAGAATTGGTGAAAAGATATTTTTATCATTCCTCTGATGCATACCAAAGACAAATTTATTTTCTAATTCAAATTCTTCACAATAAGATTGTTGATCTTTCGTTTTATGAGGAACCTCTACAGGAACCGGAATAACCATACAACGATTAGAATCACCACCTGCAGTAATCCAACGTTGCTTCTGTTCATCCGAAACTAATATAGTCATTGCAACATTTTTTTTATTCTCTGCCATTCCTGCAAGATGAATACTGTCAATGATAGGAGTTTTATTAATAAGAATGAAAGGATACTCTGGATGCCCAGATCTTCCGGTTTGAATCACATCATAATCTTCTTCATTGAATACATCCCAAAAGTTAGTGTTTATCCAATCATGAGTTGGTCTAGTTACATCCTTAAACTCAACGTTAAATTTGATTAGATTTACACCATGTTCCTCACAATACTTAACACGGGTTGGGCAGGTATCAATATGCTTGAAGTCTGATCCAATATAAGGTGCAGCATCACAATAAAAAAAATCTACCTCAAAGATATCTTTGGGTAGATGTGCTGCGATGGTTTGAAGATATTTTTCTGTACCTCCATTTGCCATCCCTCCAAATTTTATAAAAGCAACTTTAATTTTATCCATTAAGTCTTTCGCTGAGTTGTGGGATCTGCCAGATGTTCAGACCTCTGAAGTATTCTACTCCATACTCATCAAAATGTCTATAGATATCGGGAAGAAGATTTTCTCTTAAGAAATTTTCCTCATTCCAATCCAAATCAAAATTTGGTACTGGTGGTTCTGGAACGCCTTCAATCCAATCAGAAGGCATCTCTCGCATACCGACATTCTGATCTTGATAACAAATACTGTATTTACTATTAATTGAACCCAAAGCACTAGGTCCCTGTTGAACAAGTTCTCCAACTTGGCACCATGCTTGCTTCAATAAGAAATTGTTAAAACATGAAAATTGATAATGAAGAACTGCACCATGCTCAACCTCAAGTTTCCTTAAAGTATCATCATTATTTGGTCCAATTGTTCTTCCCTCACACATATATCCATAAGAATAATCTAGATCAGGATGATCTGCAACAATAAAATCTTTAAAGTTACGACTCCAAACAGTATGATCATCACGATAGGAAGTATAACTTTTCCACAATGCTAACCATTGCATATAAACTTTCTCTCCAGGATTGAGTTGAGACATAATGTCTCTTGCAATAGGAACAAAGTTTGAAGTAAAAGTTTCATCTGCATCTAAACAAACAAAATGAGTGCCACCTGCTTCTCTTGCATATCGGAATAAATGTTGCCGAATTAAACCACAAGTCCAACCACCTTTCAGTTTTTCTGTATCATCATATCCCTTCACAATAACACCAGCATCTTCCATAATTTGTCTAGAGTTATCGGTTGAATGATCATCAACTGCAATAATCTCGTCACAAATAGGTTGAACATTTGAAAGATATGTTGGAAGAAACTTTTCCTCATTCTTAAACGGGAGAATACCAATAACTTTCATCGCATGTAAACTCCAAATCCAGTATCATTATGAGCCCACTCAGTTACATCATACTTATTATCAATATCAAAGTCTTGATGAAATCTCCACTTAGTTCTACCAGGCATTGATGGACGAATATCATCAACTAAAATAATACAATCATCTTTTAAATATGGTTTCCAAGTAATATATTCCATTAAAACTTGCTCATATGTATGAATTGTATCCATAAAAATCATAGAGATACTTTTTTCCTCAAAAGTATCAACAATTCTTTGAGTATCAAGAGCATCAAAGTCGTTTAAGATATGAACTCTTTCATCATTATGAATTTTATCATTAATAAATCTTACATCATCAACAATATCAAGAGTATATAATGTTTGTTTTTCTTTTAAAGCATCGTAAATTGATAAGATTCCAAGTCCTTCACGATTACCTAACTCAACAACAATTCCATCATCATCAAGATTTGAAGTTAGATTATGAAGTAATGAGAAATATCCATGATTTCCATCCTTATTGAAAATAAAAACGTTATAGACATTGTCATCTTTAATTTTTTCAAGGAGAGATTCATCATTCCATTTAATATATGGATCTGCTGCGGTGCTCTCAATTATAGATTTTAATAAATCACTTTTCATTTGTATAACTCACTGCTAAAGTTTTTTTTCCATCAACTATAATGTTTTCAATATCATATTCAGATTGAGCTTGAGTAACAAATCTATCCTCTAAAATACGAACACCATAACGCAATTCAATTACCGTCCTTTCAAGAGGTTGTTTACTATTAGGACGAGTGCTTGCACCCATACCCTCATTCAAGTAATATCCTAGAATATTAGGAATATGCATAGATTTGCCACAACGTGCCAATCTCATTGCGAGATCATAATCAGCACCTGATACTAATTGCTCATCAAACATACCTGCCTTTTTAATAGCAGACTTTCTAAACATAAAGAATGGACCAAGAATCATTCCAATCTTTAACCACTCTTCTTTACCCGATTCATCAATCAGTTGACCTTGGGTTGATCCGAAAGAAGGAACAACATAATAATTACCGTAAACAAAATCAACATCAGGATTTTCATCCAAGGTATTTGCCATCACTTCAATAGAATCTGGTGTTCTAAGATCATCAACATTCCAAATACAGAGATAGTCGCCAGATGCATTTTCAATACAACGGTTCATAGAAGTGCCGATTGGGTCAACACCATCTACTTTAATATGAAAAATATTATCATGGATTTCATTATATGATTGAACCATAGCAACCTCTTCATCAGTAGGGTTGTTATGATCTAATACTACTTCAAGATCTTCATGAGTCTGCTCGGCAAGATTTACTAAAAATCCTTCAATATATCTTGCCATATTATAGCAAGGAGTAATTGTACTTACTTTAGTCATTTAATCACTATGTGTTGGTAAATGTGAATTTTTTAGCAAAATTTCCGTTCTACTATCTAACCATTGATATGTGCAATGAAGACTTTGATGCTCTAAAAGTTCTTCTTTCATATGGTCAAATACTTTATGGATACCCTTTTCAAGAGATGTTTGAGGAATCCACCATCCGGTAATAAAAGTATCTGCCTCATTTCTCTTATCCATTTGAACATTATCTTTTGCCAATCCAGGTTCAAATAATACATTCATTCCAATTCTAGAAAAACATCCAGTAATAATAGATGCAACTTCTTTAATCGTAGTAGATTTAAAGGATGTGATGTGAAGTGGATCTTCAGTTTTAAAATCAGTATAGTTTTCCATTACTGTTTCTAATGCTTCGCAACAATCTTCGGCATAAAGAAACTGTCTCTCTTCTGTTCCATCAGTCATCATTTCAACTTTAAATGTTCCATCAAAATTCTTGTAACTCTCAGCATAATCCTGAACATCAAAACCTTTGTAAATAAAATCAGTAATGACATGTGACTTATCCAGGTCATTTTCAATTCCATAAACGTTCCAGAACTTAACAATAAGTCCTTTTAGTGATTTCGTATACAATTCACCAACACGCTTCATTACTCCATATGGAGAGTAACTCATATTACTCATTTGAGATGAGGCAAATACAAAACGTTTATTATGCTTTTCAATATAATGAAAAACATTAGCCATCATACGAGTATTATTATCGATAAATTTAAACGTATGCTGATATTTTTTTAGGTATCGCGATCCACCTACATCAAAAGCAAGAAAAAATACAAAATCAGATTCTTGAATGACACATTCTAAGTCATTATTTGGTATAATAGTAAGATCATGATTTTTATTTTCTACAATATCAAACTCAGTAACATGATGACCTTTTTTTGTAAGGTATTCTGTTAGATATGCACCAATTTGTCCACTTGATCCAAGTACTGTAACTTTCATAGTTTTATCCAATTACTTAACATTATCTCAGATTCACTCTCATTTGTAAACCACTTCTTAGGTCCAATCGTTACCTTTGAGTTTCCTAGGAACGCTGCCCACCAACTATAAGTGCTATTAGCAATAATGTGATTTTCACATGCTTGCATCAAATAAAAATGACCTGTATCTCTGTTTCCGGCAAGGTTATCATCAACTAAAACAATGGGATGTTTATCATTTTTGATATTTTCTCTGCACCATTCTATATCTTCAGAGAAAACATAGTATGTCAGGTTATCATATTTATTCTCCATTACATCCATTGCTTTTCGGTAGTATTCAGAACCCATATGTTCGTTGTGTGCAAGAGCAGTAGGGTTATTAATAAAATCACCACGTCTAACATGGATTGAAACTGTATGACTGGTATGATTAATAATATGATCGTATTGATGTTGAATTTTTTCAGAAAATGAATTAGAAAAAGTAAATTGTTTTCTCACTTCATCTTCAACATTTTGAAACTCTTTTAGATTCTGAAACCATCCTTGAAGCATTGTAGCACCTACAGGTGCTTCTTCACAGATATTATATCTAATATTAAATAAATCGAGATCAAAACCACGACCTGTTAATCCATTTACAATAATCTTTCTTTCCTGATTATTATAAAAAGAACTATCCAACCTCAAATCAGTAAACTGTGGATACTCTTTCAATGCAGAAAGACCGGCAGCATATTGAAACATTTGATTCCCCAGACCGCCCTGAAGATAAACATATAAGATCATTTTTCAGTTTGGTCCTTAATCCAATTATAAGTCTTACGAATACCTTCCTCAAGCGTTTGAGAATAATCCCAACCAAGATTCTCACGAATCAAATCATTATTCGAGTTTCGACCACGAACACCAAGAGGTCCATCAATGTGGATTTTAGTAACTTCTTTCTCTGCAACTTTAGCAGCAGTGTCAACTAGTTGATCAATGGTAACCATCTCTTCAGAACCAATATTCACAGGACCCATAAAGTCACTGTCCATCATTCTTCTAGTTGCTTCAATGCATTCGTCAACGAACAGGAAGGAACGAGTTTGTAACCCATCTCCCCACACCTCGATTGCTCCACCTGACTCCGGGAGGTAAGCGACTTTACGGCAGATTGCAGCTGGTGCCTTCTCTCTTCCACCGTCCCAGGTGCCCTCTGGTCCAAAAATATTGTGATACCTAGCAACCCGAACAGGGATGCCATGGTTACGATTGTAAGCAAAGTAGAGACGCTCACTGAAGAGTTTCTCCCATCCATACTCAGAGTCTGGATTTGCGGGGTATGCGGATTCCTCACGACAGTCTGGGTTATCAGGGTCAAGTTGATTGTGCTCAGGATACATGCAAGCAGATCCAGAGTAGAAAATTTTAGTCGTATTTACATCCTTATCTAAATTAAGTAAATGTTGTTCTTCAAGAACATTCAGATTGATAGACACTGAGTTGTGCATGATATCTGCATCATTCTCACCAGTGAATACAAATCCTGCTCCACCCATATCAGCAGCAAACTGGTAGATCTCATCAAAAGGTGAGAGAAACTTATCTACAATCTGTGCATAGAACCCACCATTGACACCAGTGGTGCGAATACAACGGCGAACAAAACTTCTATCTCGCAAATCACCTTGCACAAACTCATTTGCTTCTGTGTTGGAGAACTCGGGTCTCTTAAGATCTACACCACGCACCCAGTATCCTTCGGAACGTAGACGTTTAACCATATGTGAACCAATAAATCCACCAGCACCAAGCACTAGTGCAGTTTTCTTATATTCAGACATAAATTACAATTGTTTCCATAGTATGTATTATACTAAAAAAGGAGAGTTTATGCAACTCTCCTTATAGGGGTCTTGCCATGCCGCGCCACTTGCTCTTTAACCAGAAGCAAGAAACTGGACGGTAGTAACCCACCCGCACCAACGGCATTTGAGAGATGCCGTAAACTCATAAGAGGGTCATAATGACTCCACCAGGTCTAGTTTTGAGACGATACCGAGTCTGTAACATAACAAGGAACACCATCTGGATCTAACCATTTGGTATATTCAAAATCTTCCATAGCAGTCATCAGTTGCAATTCATTATCACAAAGATACATATCACGGTAACGACCGGTATATGAATCTGCTTTTTGAATGCGACAATCTGGTTTACCATTAATTTCCAAAGTGCCAACTTGGATATAACGATAAGGAGACCGTTCTAAAAGAACAGTTGGTTTTTGTACAACATTCATCAGGCAACCTCAACAGAAATTTTTAGATCAGAATAAAGACAATCCATCAAGATTTCATAATCATCAAGTGGATCGCCAGAAAAAATTACTCCATTAGATTCATAATATTTACGAACTTTCTTAAATAATTTCGGGCTTTTTACATCTAAGAAAATTTCACCTTTTGCAGCAGTACGAAGGGTATCCAAATCCTTCGTCTTGAATTTTTCAGTCAGTGCCATTGTCCGTTTTGATTACCTGTGTATTATACAGTGTTGTGATTATGTAGTCAAGTAAAAGCAGGTTCCTATCGCCGCTGCTCCTGAACCTACCAAAGGGAAGCACCGCAGTTGATTTCTCAACTCATATATTATACTACCTCTAGTGCCCTCTGTCAAATGGTGCCCAGTGCTGCCAACCATATTTGTGAACCAGATGCATACCAAAAATTGGAACAACAATCAATGCAAGACTGAGTGTTCCAATTCCAAAGGGATTATTGAGTGTGGCAGCAGCAAAGTGTGCTGCCTTGAGTGCGATGTGGGTCATATATATCCTCCCCAGATTTTCCAAAGATCTAAAAAGTAAAAGTTAATCTCACTTATAGTTCCGTGAGGTACTTCTTGCCCCTCAGTTTCAGACCACTTCTTACAAAATCTAGAAATATCAGATGAACTCATTACATGATTTACTCCATACATTCTAGCGAATGCACTCATAGCAAAATCATAACGCATTTTAATGTGCTGTTCCATTTCCATCATAGTCATCACTCTCGTAATAGAAGTTTTCACCCCTATAAAGTCCAAAGATTATAGTAAGAATTACAAATGGGATCGATACCCAAAGTAGAATGTGTCCAAAAGTCATCTGTATTGTCCCGGAATATATTCTGGTTTTTGCTTTCTAAATTGATCTAAAAGATCACCATACTCTATAAATCTTTTATCACCTGCAATAAAATTTCTTTGTCTCATCCAAACAGCATCGATCAATAGTTCAATTTCTTGTTCTGTAAAGTTGTCCATATATTTTATATGTGATAAATTATTTTATTGTGAGATTAAGCCAGGGAAAAATTGGGTCTATGACTCCAATGAGTCGAAGTAAACCCTCAGCAAAAAGTGCGAGAACAACCCAACCAACACACATACTGATAATTCCAGCATTACGATTATGTTTTCGTATGGCATCATCAATCATCTCCTGCACTTCTGATTTACTTATTGACTCTATAGTCATCTAGAGTATTCTCCGAGAATATCTAGTATATCATTTAAAGTATCGTCTATACTAGATTTTTGCAAATCGTTAATATTATAATATTTCCCTTCATTATTGTAGACTGAATTCTTTA